GCTCCGCCGCCGCTGCGGTCTAATGCATAAAGTGCTGCATGATTAGTTGCATAAATTGGTGCAGCTACTGAATCCCATAGCTGTGTATCGCCATTGTACTGACTTACTCTCCAACGAGCACCTAGGTTTGGTTCTGTGGTTTTTAACCATATACTACCTGTTGGACGTGGTGTTGTGTCGCCTGTCTTAAATTCTGGTACACTTGTGTGAGCACTGATTTGTAATGCTGGTGCAGCAAAATCTGTAGCTGTAGCAATACCTGCTGCTGCAAGAGGTGTACCTGTACCATCAGTAAAACTAATTGATGGTGTAGTTGAACCATTGTTGTAAATATTTAGATATCCGTCTACAACGTCAGCAGTAATACCAACACCTGATGCAGTTGATGTAATGTCTGCTGCTAGTTGTGTTAGTGTAGTACCAGTTGATGTAATAGTTGCAATTGTTGATGCACCATCATCTTGAATTGTAAAGCCATCGCTAACTGAAACTGAAACGTTTGCATTTGTGCCTGTTACACTTGGCCATGCTGCTTTCCAGTTAGCTGAGCCAACTTCTGCCCAACCATTTTTGCCTTTGTAGTATGTTTTAACAGTTCTTGTTGTTGTTCTTACAGCATAATCACCGATGGCTCCGACAGATGATTTAGGATCAGCAGTTGCTGAACCGCCAACTAAATCTTGTGTTGAAGTAATTACAATAGGAGTTTTGTTTGTAAATGTTTGACCGCCACTGGTAGTAATGCTTGCACTGTTCCATTCAAAAATGCCCCAAGCAGTTGTTTGGGTATCTAGCCAATACGTACCGTCTGTTGGTTCTCCTGCTGTTGGTGTGTCACTTGCATTTAATGCTGCAAGATCAATGTCTGCACGAACAACATACGCTCTATTACTTACTCCAAGGAATGAGTAAGCAGCTTGTAAACCGTATTCGTTTTGTTCGCCGCCGTTTATTGGATTGTTGTTAACATCAGTGTAGAATGTTGGATCACCAAATGTTTCAACCAAGTCTCTCTGCGAGCTAATTAAGTAAACTTTACCAGCGTTTGCTGCTAAAGTACCTGCTGCAATACCTGTACCTGAACCATTGGTTTTATTCTCCGCTGTTGCTACGAAAATTATAGGTGTTGTTCCTGGTTCAGCTGGCGTGTAGAAACTCTCGTCAATTACGCTAACCTGAACGCCTGGTGATACTAATGCCATTGTGTGTTCTCCTATCTAGGTCATCTATTACTATTATTTAGCTGATCCACGGAGAAAAAGGGGGTTTAGACACCAAAAAGTGCGTGTTTATCTATGAAGATAACTCATTAACTGATCTACATTAAATGCAAGTTCGTTGAGGTCACCATTATTGTCAATGGTAAAATCTGCCATCCATTGTTCAAGACTCATTGAATTTTTATCTTCGGGAGGCAAGTGATTGCTGCGATCAACCCAGATGGCATAGTCAAATACGCCAGTGTTTTGCATAGCAAAGAATTCACGCTTGTTGCGTAGTCCGCAATAAATGTCGTGTGCTTGAAAAATTTCTCTACCTAAACGTGCCGCATCAGGTACATTATAATCGCAGATAGCATCATACCATTCTGCTCGGTGATTATGCCTGTCAGCGTAGCACTGTTCTTCATTACTATATCCATACTTGTCCTTCAACATATCATAGATAAACAGTTTAGAGCAAAATTGACTGCTGCTCTCAAAACTATAATTATACTTGTCACGTAGTATTTCACAGACAGTATCCTTACCGTGCCTGCCGTGACCAATTACCAATAACTTTTTCTTCATAACTTAATATACTAAAAAATCAATATTTTGTCAACAAGATTCAATCCACTTTATAAATTTTTTAGCCCAACGCAATTGTGCTTCTTCTAGTGGATGATCACTGACACCTTTTGGTAATTTTTCTTTTGTTGCCCATTCGTTAAATCCTAGGCCGTTTTCTAAACACACATTATTTTTAATATCTAATCTTTTATACATGTCATGTATAAAAATATTGTTTTCTTGCATTGTATCTTCACTTGCAAGATCATTATAAGATCCTGTATAAAAATACATTATGTTATTTGCTTTTAGATAATTTGTTAGATATTCATATTGTTGTAAACTGTAATAATATACATTGTCTCTTGTAAATCGTTTGTTATAAAATTCTTCTACAGTTTTTACTAATTTTTCTTTTTCTAATCTTTTCTTTACATCTTTCCAATGAGGATTGTTGCGTGGTTCTATCATTCCTGGCATAGTGTGAGTAAAGTATTGTTCTGGCTCATAAAAATATTCTTCATGTATGCTTACAAATTCTCTACGCAATGCACTGGTCCACATTACTAGAACAATAATTTCTTCTGGCTTGTGTGTTTTTAATTGTTGTTCACATTCATAAATGATTCTTCTTGTAATAGCACCGTATCCGTGTCCGCCCATAGCAGTTTTTCTAAGATTAGAATGAGGAGACATTTTTCGATGTATTATGCTATCCCATGTTCTATTACTGTAGGTATGACAAATACCATCTGGCTCTACACTGCCATTCCAATCTGCAAGATCGTGTCCTGCTGTAAAACTACATCCGCCAGAAATTATAACTTTATTGTTTTTAAATTTTGACATATTATCCTATTAAGAAGCCGTAACCAACGCCACCTGCTGAAGCCATGTCTAATTCTTTTTCAAGTTTTTCCATTTCTTGTTGTGCTTCATTTTTTAATGTGTCGCCGTTTAATGTTGTACCGCCCCCAGGACCTGCAATAGTGCTAAACTTGCTACGTGCTTCGCCTAACATATATTTGCAGTTTGCTAGTGTATAATCTTTGATCCATTGATATGCTTTGTAATCTTTGTACAATTCAAAGTCTGGTCTAAAATTATAGCACCATAACAATATTTCTTCGTCAGCTCTTGGACGCTGTAATATTGTTAATTTTTTGTTTGAAGTATTCCATTTGAATTCAATAAACGAGCCAAACATACGTCCAACTAATTCTTGCTGTTGTGCAAAGAAATCATATGTGGCTAAACCACCAATGCCGCTGCCTGCTAACAAGTATGTGTTTGTGTATGCTAGGTTAAAAGGTTCAAACAAACTACCGCCATCTGCACTGCCGCCTAATCTACTACCTACACTGCGTCTGTAAATTTTACGTACTTCGATAACTTCTTGTGGTAATGTATACTCATTAACATCTTGATTTATTGGCAATGTAACATAACTTTCTTCAACAGCATTTTCACTACGCTGTCTATATTTTGATAATGATTTTTTCAATGCTGTTTCGTAATGAACAGGATCAAGCTCAACGTCTACCATTCCTCCGCCAAGGAATGCTTCCACGTAGTTAAAAATTTCTTGTTTTTCAGTAGTTGTATCAGCCATAGTTTGTCTCCACAAGTATTTATGCTAAATATGTATATGCCAAGACTTAGTTTATACAGACCAGAAAAAAGTAAAGATTATGATTTCTTAGATAAAATTATCTTTGAACAATTCACTGTTGGCGGTACTGATGTTTTTGTACACAAGTATCTAGGTCCAAAACTTGATGCTTTACCTACAGACGAAAACACAGAAAATACTGCGGATCAACCTCTTTACACAACACAAAGCGAAACAAACATACAAGATTTGTTGTTTTTAGAAAACAGAGATCGCAAGTATGATGAAAACATTTATAGGCTGCGTGGTCATTATAATGTGCAAGACAACGACTTTGATTTAAGACAGTTTGGTTTGTTTTTAAGTAACGATACTATATTTTTAACAATACACATGAACAGTAGTGTTAAAACCATTGGCAGAAAGATTATAAGCGGTGATGTTATTGAGTTACCTCATTTGATAGACGAATACGCATTAAATGATTTGTCTATAGCATTAAAACGTTTTTATGTGGTTGAAGATGTTAACAGAGCAAGTGAAGGTTTTAGTCAAACATGGTATCCGCATTTGTATAGATTAAAACTAAAACAAATTGTAGATAGTCAAGAGTACAAAGACATACTTGATTTACCTGCTGATGAAGAAAATCCAAACGGCGATACACTACGAGATTTACTTTCAACATATGATAAAGAAATGCAGATCAGCGATGCTGTGGTAGCACAAGCCGAAGCAGACGCACCGTTAAGTGGTTATAACATAAATCATTATTATACTATACAAGTAGATAGCACAGGTGAAATTGAAATCGTTACAGTTGATGCAACTGGTTTAACTGTTGATGGCATAACACCAGTTGACATTGTTATGCGTCCTCCGGAACGTGCAGGATATTTAGGATACTTGGTAGGAGATGGGTTGCCGCCAAACGGTGCACCTTATGGAGTAGGAGCGGGCTTTCCGAGTGAAAGTTTTGATGGCGATTACTATTTGAGAACTGATTTCTTACCTAACAGACTTTTTAGATTTAATGGGAACACTTGGGTGAAAGTAGAAGATAAAGTAAGAACAAACATGACGCCTAACAGCAACAGAAATACGCTAAAAGGTGAATTTATTAATAATACAAACACTGATGTAATTGCAGGCGAAACTGTACCAGAAAGACAGTCTCTAAGTAAAGCACTAAAACCAAAGGCGGATAATTAATGCAACATTTTTACGACGGTCAGATACGTAGATATCTAACACAGATAGTCAGAGCATTTAGTCATTTTAGTTACAAAGACGGTGACGGAAACCTAGTACGTATTCCGGTGATGTATGGTGACTTAACACGTCAAGTTGCAAATATTATTAGAGATAACTCCGAAAACAAAATACCTAGTGCTCCACGAATGAGTGTGTATATCACTGGATTAGAACTAGACAGAACACGTTTAAGTGATAGCAGCTATGTCAATAAGATTAACATACGTGAACGTGCGTATGACGAAAACGGACAAGAATATCTTAACACACAAGGTAAAAGTTATACAGTTGAACGCTTAATGCCCACACCTTATACATTAAGTGTTAATGTAGATGTATGGAGTACTAACACAGATCAAAAACTACAAATACTAGAACAGATTATGATGCTGTTCAATCCAAGTTTAGAAATACAAACCACTGACAATTATATTGATTGGACCAGTTTAAGTGTGTTAGAATTAGGCACTGTAGACTTTAGTAGTAGAAGTATTCCTACAGGAACAGAAAGTGATATTGATGTTGCTACATTAGGATTTACTGCTCCTATATATATTTCACCTCCTACTAAAGTTAAAAAACTTGGTGTTATTACAGACATCATTACTAGTGTTATTAATTTAGATCAAGGTACTATTAGTCTAGACGGATTCAATCCTGATACAGATACCAATACATCGTCAAGTGACGGCATATTGGATATCAACGATATTGGAGAAGGCAGCGATTATAGTGATAACATAACCACAGACTTAGAAGGGGTTGTGTATAACAATGGCATTCCAATTAATAATGTATCTACCACACCAGACGGTAAAACTATATTAGCCGACGGTACAATAGTAGATGAACATACTATATGGATGACTAAAACATTAGCAGTAAACCAAGACGGCAATAGAATTACAGGCCCTGTTGTAACCAGCTATCGCAATTATGGCTTATACGTAGAAAACGAAACTGCAATATTAATGAAGAATCCAGGATTTGAAGAAAAACAAATCTCTTGGGCAGAAATATTCAAGGCTGAATTACCAGCACAATATCAACCAGGTATTAGCGAAGTTCGACTAAGAAGAGTTGATAGAACTATTCCTATCACAGGAACAATAACAGTAAACCCGGATAACGAATTTGAAATACTTATTACTTGGGACGAAGATACAATACCCGACGATACAATAATCGAAGGACCTGTTACTACTGGTGGCGGCATTGATTACTTTATCGATCCGAGACGTTTTAATCCTACCCAATTTAAAGATCCAGGATTGCGTTTGTTGATGATTCGTCCTATTGGTAATAAAGTAGAAAGAAAAATAACTGTATCAACACCAACTATAAGATTTGAAACTGATTTAGATTATTACATCGATGATATTGTAAAACCAGCAGGAGTTGCAGAAGGTACAAGTTTTCCTAGTTCACCAACAGAAGGCGATTTGTTCTATAGAACAGATTTAGAAAAACTTTATGTGTTTAAAGCAACATGGTGGTTAGCTGATACTGTAAACGAGTTTGCTGTATACGTAAACAACACACTAGTTGGTGCTTCTTTAAGAGAAATAGATAACAAAGTAGTTGTACAACTTAATCAACAAGCCAACGAAGGTGATGTTGTAACATATATCTTTAACCTAAATGATGACGGGCCTGATGCTTGGAAAAATGCAGATGGTACTGACTTTATGGCAGACGCTAATGACATTGTTGAATGGGACGGCAGCAAATGGCACATTGTACTCGATGCCAGTGAAACCAAAACATTTACATATGTTACCAACTTGTATACCAAACAACAGTACTATTGGAATGGTTATATTTGGCATTTAAGTGTAGACGGATATTATAAAAACGGCACATGGTCACTCGGACTATAAGATAACTATTTGTATGAATAAAATTATCTGTAGTGGTGCATTATTTTACACACTTGATACCAATAGATTTTTGTTTTTGCATCGAACACAAAGCAAACAATCAAATGTATGGGGATTAGTAGGCGGAACCAACGAAGCCTGTGAATCGCCTTGGGAAGGCTTGCGTAGAGAAATACAAGAAGAAATCGGCGATACTACAATTAAAAAAGCAATACCGCTGGAAACTTTTATAAGCAATGATGAACATTTTTTGTTTCACACTTATTTGTGTATAGTAGAAAAAGAATTTATTCCTGTATTAAATGCCGAACATGACGGATATGCTTGGGTTAGTTTTGGTAATTGGCCAAAGCCTTTGCATACAGGATTGGCCAACACACTTAGACGTAAAACTAATCAACAAAAATTAGAAACAGTGTTTCGTGTTATTGAGATGACGATAGATTAAATTGTTCTCTCAACCATTCAAAGTCGTTGATCTTTGCCAGTGCTTCTTTGTTATCTTTGTAAATTTCGCCGTATTTGCGTCCTAATTTTGCACCAGCAATAGCATATTCACCAAACGGTTTATCTGCACCACGATCACACCATGCGTTAAGTCTAAACTCTGTTTCTTCGTCGTTTTGTCGATCAATTGCACGACTTGCAAGTTTTACACATTCACGGAAACCACTACGCCATGCACTAAATGCATCTGTATTAAACGCAGTAGTATTACTCATTCTATTAATGCCCTTAAACTTATTACTAATACTTGTTGTCATATCCGGTGCATCAATGTCAACATTTCTAGTTAACTCAGTTGGTAATAATTTTACACCGCCGTAGCCATACACTAGTCCGTTAATTGGATTAAAACTACGCCATACATGTACAGTATTACGACCATCAATGTCATAGTGTGCAATTTGATAGTCAAACTCAAAGTCATCTAATACTTCTGCATCGCCGTCAACTACCCAAAACATTTCTGTACTAACTTTTTCTGCTGCTGCAATATGTGCTTGGTGAATGCCTTTAACACGATCAACTCTCCAAGCATCTACCTTTTCTAGTAATTTCTCATAGTTATCATCAGCATTCTGTTCGCCATTACTAATAAACACAACTTCATATTTTTTAGGCATACTAGCAATTTCATCATATTCTTTTTTGATTGCCATAAATCTAAAATCAATTTCTCTAGGAGTCAAATGTATGTGTTTACTTGTTAGTACAATACCATCATAGTATTCGCCATTTTTCCATACGTGATTTATTTTACGTTCATATTGATTATGATGACTAATGTAATGATCAAACTTAAACGTATCTAATACATCAATATCGCTGTAAACCAAGTAAAACATGTCTGTTGTAGAATTTTCTTTTGCTGATTCGTATTCTGCATACGAGTCAATTCTAAACACATCAAACTTTTTAGGTTTACTAATAACAGCATCCCATTCTTTTTTCTTCACATAAAATCTATGATCAACTTCTTTTTCGCTCACCAAACAGTCTTTGCTGAACAATACAACACCATCGTAGTTTTCTCCGTTTAAGAAAACATGATTAATAGTTCTATCGTATTTGTTATGATGACTAAAATATGTATCAAACAACTTGTCGTTGGTTATTTCTACGTCACTGGGCACACCCCAAAACATTTGATACTTGGAATTGTACAGTGCTTCCGTGTACTGTTCGTAATTGTTAATTTCAAACCGTTCGTATGGAAACGGAGTACTTGCAATTACATTGTGTTCTTTTTTATCAATGTAAAATCTATTGTCAACTTCTTTTTGTGTAAGTTTGCTGTTAACACTGGTTAATACAATACCGTCTGTGTGCTCACCATTTAAAAATACATGTGTAGTTGTTCGATCTAATGCATCTTGATTTTCAAAATATCCATCCCATGCAAACTCTTCGGATTGTACTACATCTGAAGGAATCATCCAAAACATTGATGTAGTTGAATGTTTTTTTGCTTCGAGATAATCTTCGTAATTGTCAACTACAAATCTATCAAACGTTTTGTTGCAACTTACAATTTGATTGTGTTCAATTCTGTTAACTACAAATCTGTGTTTGATTTCTTTTTCTGTAACAGGAGCGTGTTTACTAAAAAGAACAACACCGTCATATTTGTTTCCGTTTAACCATACATGATTTTTTTCTGTGTCTTTGCTGTGATGGCTAATATACAAATCAAATACACTTTCGTCAGTAACTTCAATGTCTTGTGGTATGCCCCAAAACATATCGGTAGAACTATATTTTAATGCATGTTGATATTGTTCGTAGTTGTTGATTTCAAATTTGTCGTATTGGCGTGGAGTACTTGCCATAATACGCACTTCTTTTTTATCTTTGAAAAATCTATACTCTAATTCTTTTTCTGTTGCATCATAATTTTTAGGATAAAGAATTACACCGTCTAATTGATCAATGTCGCCGTTGCCAAATACGTGTACATAGTCGTGACTCCATTCGTCAGGCTTGTAACTAAATTTAAATGTATCTCTAACAATTACGTCACCTGGAATAACCCAGAACATATCTGTTTGTGTTAATTCTTTTGCTTTTTTAATGCTGTTGACATAGATAATATTTGGAAAACGTTTTTGTAATTCTGAAAAATAATCTCTTGGATCATCTGACACATAAAAGATATCAAACGAATCTTTGCCTTGATATACGTCATAATCACCGCAAATGTATTTGTATTTCTTTGTACTGTAGTTGCCAGTTGCAGTAGGAACTAATCGCACCATTTCCCAACTTTTAACTTCTCTGCTTTCCTTGTATACATAAGGAAATGCATGAATAGATTTTTCTTCGTCGGGGTTAGGTTTGAAGTACCAAGGAAAACTATCATAAACTTTTATGTTTGAATCTACTAACCAAACGTATTCGCTAGAGTTTTGCCAATCGCTGATTTCTTCTTCGGTGTGTACAACAGGATAATGATCAAAAATATGATTTTTTAATTGGTCTTGCCCATTGTATACTTCTGTTCCAAAACGATTGAATCTGTCAATAGCTCTCATAATACGTTTGCCTTACTTCCTATATGTGCAATTTTAATATCTGCATCGACGTGTACTAATATTCCGTGATGCATTGCTTGGTTACAAAAATATATATCTTCGCCACCAAAGGTGTCTAATTTTTTATTGTATTCATGACTAAACCAAGGCTTAGGCAGAATGTCTAACACATGTGCTTTCATTAACATGCATCCCATTCCTACTGCCCAAACTCTATGCAATCCTCGAGTTTCTTCAAGTCTAGCATCAATGTTATCTGGATCAACAAATGCTACACTTTTATAAGGAGCATAGCGTGTGCTGTATGTTGCTGCAACAATATCTTTGTTGTGAGAATTTAACTTATCAACAATATTTGCAGGAAAGTGTATGTCGCTGTCTAACCATAGTATGTGTGTTGCACTGTGATCAAGTGCTTCGTTAGCAAGTCTAGTTCTTGATTCTGCAATCACACTTCCTAATACAAAATGCAATTCATAATCTATATTTTTTGCTGTGAGCCTGCTTGTAAGATTAGCAAGACTAATTGCAAAAGCCGTGTGGACTTGATCACGTGCTGGAACACATATACTAAGACGCATTAGATAGTTGTATTAATTGTTTCTTGGTTTAGATCTTTTTCAGCATCAACAGTTAGTTTATTTAGATTTCTTGCACTGCCTGTTGCTACTTTAACTGCTTCTTGGAAGTCTTCTTCTGAAAGAGCTGCCATTGCAAGCATATTTTCTGGTTGTACTTTACCTAGTGTAAGCAAGTCTGCACCTGCTGCACGGCCAAGTTTTTGAATCCAATGATGACGTTCGTCTGATTCTGGAATATCCATAGCTGCAATAGCTGCTGTTACTTCTGCTGCAAGATCTGCAGATAAGTCAAGTGCATCTACTGCTGCTTGTTTACGTTCTTTGGTATACTCTTGTGCTAAATCAATGTTTAGTACTTCAAATAAGGTTTTCATTGTGTGCTCCTGTTTAACCTGCGATTGGAACATAGTAGCCGCCAAACGACGAACTCATACTAATAGTAGTACCAACAGATATACTGATATAAGTTCCTAGGGTACCAAGTACAATGGGTGTATAACTGTATCCAAAATAATTTCGGATTTGACTCATTGTAATTGTACTGCCGGTTGGTGGTAATGCCATTTATATTCCTACTTTTAAACTAATATAACACACTATTTAATTATGGTCAAGTTTTTATTTTGCCTTTTTGAGTTCATCAACTTCTGCTTTCAATTCTTTAATTGCTTCAATTAATAATGGCACAAGTTTTTCATATTTTACTGTTAAGTAATCGTTGTTAACCGGAGCCGGTGCAATTACTTCAGGTAACACTGCTTGTACTTCTTGAGCACTAACACCGACTTGTTTTTTATTGTTTGATAACCCTAAACTTTTTGCTAAATCATTTTCAACAAAATAATAACCGTTTAGACTCATAATTTTTTCAAGTGCATTAGGAATAGTACCTTCAAAAGTTTTTAATCTTTCATCAGAATAATAAGCAGTAACTTCGCCTGTTGCAGTGATTGTACCTGTAACTTGTAGTTTACCTGCACCAGTATCTGATGTTGAACCCATTAGTACGTTACCACTGAATGGTGCAATTTTAACTAGACCAGAGTCTTCAACTTCAATACTAGGAACACCGGATACGTCATTGACGCTAAAAATTGTACCTGTTAAACTAGGTGTAATACTAAACAACTGTCCAACACTGCTTTCCCAACTTAGACTGTTATCATCTAAGACGTTGAGTGTTATAGGTGTATTATTTAAACCAGTAAATGTAATTTTTGGTTGATTACCTGTACCTGTTTCTGGTCTAATACTGATATTTTTATCACTGTTTGCCATTTGTGTTTCCTATTATATTTGTATTTATCTTAGTTATTGAGTTCCGTATCTTAATGAAAAATTATAATAATTTTGCATAACTTGATTTTGCGTTAAAGCAATATTATATATTCTAACAGATCCAATTGCACCAGCAAATTGTCTTCCAGTACTTTCCATTCCTATTTCTACGTTTGCACCTGTACTTGCATTACCTACAGTAGAAGTACTTGCACTATCTCTAACACCTGTGCTGTTTTGATATTGTCTAAGAACACCTGCGGCATTATCCCAAACACTAACAACATGGTACCATTGATTCCTGTTCATAGAAGGAAGTAACTCGTGATACCCATCTGGACTGTGACTGTACCAATAATTACTTAGTTTTCTATTACTTTTGTTCCAACTCAAATATGCACTTGAACCACCATTGAGACGCACTATAGTGCCTCTGTCTCCTGAACTTATTTCACTGCTATCTGCATATATCCATGCTTCGATTGTTAAGTTAGTAGCAGGTTGTGTATTTAAAACTCCGCTTTCAAAATATTGATTTGTAGTTGTAAATCTATACACATCAACGCTACTACCTCCATACGGTCCTAGTGTAGGAGAACCAGTCCTAGAATAACTATTTCCTGTAACAGCATCATTCATAGGATTACTACTAGCATTACATTTGCTATTAGCAGGATCAAATGTAAAAATTAATCCGTTATTAAATGAATTAGTACCGTAACTTAATCCCATTAGCTCAATCCGTGTTTTTTACCCATTATTCTGTAAACATTGCGTATTT